GGTCGCCGACCGGATCGCCGTCGCGCCACGCGCCGGTCGCGGGCGGACGCCCGAGGAGCAGGCGCGCGTCGGCCTCCGTGACGGGCGCGCTCGGCACCGTGTCTTCGGAGGTCTGCCAGTCCACGAAACAGCGCCCTTTCATTCATGCCGAGTCGGCCACCATCCACCGTAGTCGGGTCGCATGGACGGCGACGGCGTTGTTACGCGCTCGCGTGAGAAGACTCGCGCAAGTGTACGCGCGTAAGAAAGTCCAGGTGGCGCGCGCTTTTCGCGGCGAGCGGGTATCTTGTCCGTCGCCAGAAGGGAGGAGGCACGGTTGGAAAAGTGGGACATCGCCGACGTCGTTGCATTTGTCGGCGAAGAGGCAGTCGAGCGCGCGGGACGGCTCGGGGTTCAACGGTGGCGGGAGTTGGTCGACGAGGCGGACATCGCCGCGCCTGAGGTGGGCGAGCGCATCGCGGCGTATGCGGTGGCCGTGGCGGATCTCGTCGAGGCGCTCATCGAAAGACATGGCGTCGCCGGGCTGGAAGCGGCGGCTGGGCTGGGCGTCGACGTTCAGCCGATCCTCGAAGGTGCGCTCGCGGTCGCGGCTGGGACGGCGCCTTAGAGCACGAAAAGGCCCCTACCTCGGGATGAGGCAGGGGCCTACGTGTGTCAGGACGCCAGGACGGCGCGGCACGCGGCAGACGCAAGCGCCTGCGCGGCGATGCGGTCGAGATCGCGACCGGCGGTGAGACGCGCCCAGGTCGCGAAGTCGCGACGGTAGAGGGCGTGCCACGCGCCAGCGGCGGACAGGTTCACCTCGACGGGTGCGCCGTCGTGGTCGACGATGACAGAGGTCATGCGCGGGAGATCCCTTCTAGAACGGCGGGGCCTCGTCGGCGGGCTCAGGCGCGGCGGACCGGGCCGCATCGCGGGCCACACGCGCGGCGACGAGACGCTCGTAGACGTCCGCCTCGGCGAGGCCGGGCGTCGCCATCTTGAGCGCATGAAGGGCGGACTCGACGACGCGGTCACGCAGGAGGTCGGGGCGCTCGGCGACCACCTCGGAGGCGTACTCCTCGGCGGCGGCGCGAGCGGTCGACGGAGTCCAGCCGCCCGCGGGTGCGCGAGGTCGCCACTCCGGGAGCGGGTCAACGTCCTCGCGCGCGCGGCGGTCGAGGCGGGGACGGATGCCCGGCGCCGGACGGTCGCGGCGGATCATCGGCGATGCCACCTCGATCCGGCCAGGTTGGCGCCTGCGACGGAGGCGGACGAGGCGGTCTTCGGCGGGGCCGTGAGGCCAGCGGCACGAAGCGTCGCGATGGCGTCGCGACGAAGCGCGCGGACCTCAGCGACGGCGGGGTTGACGACGACCTGGCCCATTGAGCCCTTTGTCATCATCCCGTGCTCGGGGATCGTCGCGGCGAGGTCGTCCGCCATCGCGATCATCGCGCACGCCTCATAGAGGGCGGCGAGTTGCGCGGCGGTGGCCGTCGGGTGCTCGTCGGCGATCTCGGCATATGTCGTGCGGGCGGAGTCGCTCCACTCGGCGGGGAGGTCGGCGTAAGGGGTGGTGTCTGGCGTGGTCATGGGCGCTCCTTCGGGGCGGATCCGGCGCGCGGGAGGTCGTCCAAAAAACGGGAGGGGTGTGCGCATAGACCGGCGTTTGCAGAGGCCGCGCGGGCCTGACAACAGGGGCCATCAGTTGAAACCGGACCCGCAAGGCGGCGCGGGCGCGGAGCAGGGCACGGGAGTTGGCATCCGGGCTCGACCGTCAGTGTCGGGGGCTCGCAGTACCCTCGTTCCCACCGGGGGCGAAAGGGGACCATCCGTGCCCGTCGAGGTTGCTGTTCAACGCCTGGTCGATAAGTACGCGGCGGCGCTTCAGGGCCCACGCCTACTGTTCGACCTATGGCCGCGGCCTCGCACGCCAGGGCGACCCGAGAAGAAGTACACAGCGCTCGCGTCTGCGGTCGTCCTTGGCGTTACAGGTGCGTTCGAGTCGTTCGCGGAGGACTTACTCGCCGCGGCGCTGATCCAGCGAGGGCATGGATGGGCCCACGTCGCCGCGAACGCAGACCTGTCGAATCCCTCATTGGAGACTCTGCGCGACCGGCTGAGCCACACGACGGGATTCGAGGTGAAGCCTCCTAACGATTGGGCGCTCACACTGCCAACTCAGAGCAAGTCCAACCCGAGCAAATGGACCGAACGGGAAGTCTCCTGGGGCACGGTGCTTAAACGATCAGAGAGTTGGATCGAGGTGAGGCATTGCCTCGCCCACGGCGCCGTGACCGGAATCGGCCCGGAACGATGGCCTGGCCCGGTGTCGAAGGCTCACCACTCGAAGCAAGCTCGACTCCCGAGCGCTAATGACGAGGGCGTTCTTGCACGTGTCGGCTCGGATCCCGAGAAGCGGGGCTTGTACCTTTGGCCGTCAGTTTCGTGCGCGCGCATCTTTAGCGCCGGGGCCGTGGTCATCGCGTGTGCAGTTGCAGAACACCTTGGCGAGGCGCTCAACACGAGTGCCGTGCCCAGTTTCGGCGACGTTTAGGGCGGCCCCGCGCCCGTCGTCCGCATTACCGCCGGGACAGGCGGGTGGGGCCGGGCGGTCACGCCGGACCCCAACCGGCCACCGTCTCTCGCCGGGCGGAGGAGCGCCGCGTCCAGCGAGCAGATCTTGAGGTGGCCCCCGCGTGCTCCAGACTTGCGGGGGCCGTCACCGCCGCGCGGGACACCCAATACCGCCGCGGTGATCTCGCCACGATCCAATGAAGAGGTTGCCTCCCGGATCTGCGAGCACTCGCCGTGCCTGTCGCATGGGACACAACGAGGAACATTAGAAAGTTCAGTCGGTGCCGCGAACGGCGGCCTCTGCCTCACGCGCGACGCGCGGGCGCTCGGCGCGGGCGTCGATGCCGTGCTGGCGAAGGAACGAGCGCACGGCGAGCACGGTCGCCTCGTTCGGGCGAGCGAGAATCACGCGGCCCATATTCGGCGTCACCGTCGCGAGGTAGGTCGACGCGAGGAGGTCGAGGGCGTCGCGCCGGATGCCGTAGAAGGTCTTGGCGGCATACGCCACGCGCTCGTATTCGCCTTCGAAGGCCGCAACCGCGAGGCCGGCGCCGATCTCGATGAGGAGATCGTCGGGCGTGTTGCGGAACGTCAAGAGGACGTCGTCGGCGCGGACGACGCGGAGGTACTCGACGTGCCGGGGGTCACGTGCAGGGGTCTTGGTCTTGCGCAGGAATCGCATGATGCTCCTTCGATAGTGGGGTGAAGTCTGAGGGGCCGGGCCACCTCTCCCAGTGATGAGAGGGGCGGCCCGGCGTGCGGCGCCGGAGCGCCGGAGATGGGTGCGTGAGGGCTACGGCGCTTACGCGTCGGTGCCGCCCTCAAGGGCGACGGTCGAGAACTTCACGACAGCGCCGCCCTCGACGGGCTCAGCGGTCGCCTCGCCCGTGTCGTAGTCGCGCACGATGTCATACAGCGGGGCGATACCCGCGCCGACGAAGGTCGATACGACGGAGCGGTCCACGAGGTAGTCGGCGCTGTAGTCGCGCAGGTACCGGAGCGTCAGGCCCTCGGCGGTCACGACAGCGCCGAAGTTCGCGCCCTCGGGGATCGCCGGGGCCTTCGTCGCGAGGAAGATGCCGGACTTGGTCGCGAAGACCACCTCGTCGGCACCGATGCGGCCCGACTCAACGCACTGGAAGCCCGCAATGCGGCCCAGCGAGCCCTTGCGGAGCGCGTCGGCGTCGCCGGTCTTCGAGAAGTCCAGCGCGCCGGAATCGAGGAGGACGTCGACGACGTTGCCGCCGACGTAGGCCACGAGATCGTCGTTGGCCACGTCCACGCCGCGGTTACGCAGGGCGCGGCGGCCAAGGGTGAAGATCTTGGTGGGCGTCTCGTCGTCGTAGTCCTCGGACACGTCCGTCGCCTCGATGTCGGCGATCACGTCGGCGATGGCCGTCTCGATGCCGTCCACGACAGCCTCAACCTGGGGCTTGAGAACCTGCGCAGAGAAGTCGCGCACATCGAGCGACAGTTCGGCGTCGCCGATCTTCACAGCCGATACGAGGTGCGTCGACAGGTCGACCGAGACGCGGTCCTCGGCGATCTCGTCGAAGACAACGGCGGTCGTCTTGTCACGGAGAGAACGGGCGCGAGCCGTCAGAGCGCCGGGCACCTTGAGGTACGCCTTGCCAGCGGCGCCAGAGGCGAAGTCGTTGTCCGTGTGGCGGGCGACGTTCTGGCCGAGCACGAGGCCGGCGTCGGCGAGTTTGACAGCGACGAGGCCGATCTCGTCGGCGGTGTAGGTGTTGAAGGTCATTCAGAGGTTTCCTTTGCGTAGAGAGTCGGCGCGTGGGGTACGCGCCAGAACGGGAACGGAAACCGGCCTGCGGGGTTGACGTCCTGCCACCTGGGCAGGGTGTCGACAGGCACCGCCCAGCGGGCTACGAGCGCGTGCCTGACGCGTTCGGATGGGTCGGGAGGGGAGGTGCCTGGGTGCGACCTGCGGCGTCTAGAGGGGCGCTCGTGGCGGTATGACGGACGCTGTCCGTCGTGCCTATGTGAGCGCCAGCCACGACGCCGCGGGAGGCGGAGGGGTCACGAGCGGTGCTCGCGTGGGCGAGCCCTCGGGAAGGGCTCAGAGCGCTCCAGCGCCGCCGCTCGTCAGCGGGGGTGCGGAAGCGGGGACTCCGGCGTCGTCGACTCGTCAGCCGAGACACGGGAGCGTGCGCCCGGCGCGAGGTGCGCCGGGGCAGGCTTATGAGTCGATCCATTAGCGCCAGACCGCGCGAGGGAGGCGATGCGGCTTGCGGGCGCGCGTGCGGCGGATGTCACGCGCGACGCTGTCCGGCGTGCTCGTGCATCGCCGCGCGCGGCATCCGCCGTTGAGCCGGTCAAGGATCGCCTGTTGGGTCGGCTCGTCGAGGGCGTCGAAGTGGGGGCGGTAGGACGTGCTCATCGGTGCTCCTTTCCGGCAGTAGTGCGGCGCTCAAGGAGCGCGGCGAGTTCGCCGGCGACGACGTCGGCGCCGTGACGTTCGATCAGCGCCGAGAGGGTCGCGGCGACGTCGTCCAGCGGCGACGGCGGGGGCGTGCGGCGTGCGGCGATTGCGCGCGCGGGGTGGAAGCAGAAGTTGCCGTGGACACGCACGGGCGGCGCCCAACGCTCGGCGGCGACCCTGTAGAGCGCGTGCGTTGAGAGTCCGCCAGGGCTACCCGCGGCCATGTACGCGGTGCCGAGATCCGAACGGCGGACGCGGGCGACGTCGTCGTAGGCGCCGAGGAACGTGTCGACCGTGGCCTCCTCCGGGGGCGCCGGGACGAACTGACGGAGGCGGCGCAGAAGGTTGCGCTCAGCGGGCCGCGAGATGCGGATGGCGCGGGCTGACTGGCGGAGCGCGTAGGCGTCGGCGCGGTGCTGGTCGCCTGGCTCGCCGTCGAGGAGGTCAGCGGCCTCGTTGAGGATGCCGATAGCGACGTCGGCGACCTCGACAGGGTCGGCCTCGACGCCGTCGATCAGCCACGCCTCGCGGCCCTGGGCAGAGCGCCGGAAGGTCACGCCGCGGGCGGCGAGATCGTGAGCGAGGGCTGGGGTCGCGAGGAGCGCGGCGGGCCACTCGAAGTAGTAGACGCTCTCGTACGGGCCGTTCTTCATACGGCGGTCCGACTGAGGCGGGAGCGGGGATGGGAGCGCCCACGGGTCGCGGGCGTAGTCGAGAAGGCTGGGGGTGGAGTTCGTCATCATGTATCCGGTCTGCGCGCGCCGAGGAGCGGTCGGCGATCCGGTCATCGCGCTGGGGAGGGAGCATGGGCAAGGGGTAGTCCCAGCAGGCCCCAGCCCTCGGACCGGATAGACGAGGGTGGAGCCTGCTGGACGGAGGCGAGCCGAATGGCTCGCGCTGGGCTCGGCGGCCTTGCTCAACGGCGCGCCGAGAAGGTGGGAATGTAGACGCTCCTGCGGGCGATTCCCACGCGGCAGCAGTGCCGCCACACGTGCTCCGCATCGGGCGCGTGTGCGGCAGTCGTCGAGTTGCGGATCGGGCCGTGAGCCCGACTGCCTATTCCGCAAAGTGGAGGGTGACGAGTCCTCCACGTCTAGAGCCGCCTACAGCGCCGGAGTGGTGCGCTCGGCGACGTCGGCGAGGCGGCGAAGTTCGTTGATGAGGCGTTCGTGCTCGGGGTCTGTGGGCAGGGCGGAGGCCGCTACTTCGCGAGCCTTGCGCACGTGCTCGGCGAGGAGGGCCGCCGCGCGGACGGCTCGGGCGGCGCGGCGTTCGCGGTGGCGCCGGACGCGGCAGGTCGTGCTACACATCTCGGCATCAGCGCGAGCGGCGGCGAAGCGGCGCCCACAGACGGCGCAGTCAATCTCGCGGATCATGCGGGCTGGCTGTCCTCTCGTTGGGGAACGTGTTGAAGTCGAGGAGAGCGCCCCGCTCCCAGTGGCGACGGCGAGGAGCGGGGCAGTTGAGGGAGGTGAATGCCTCTGGGTCTACATATGTAAGCCGCCCCGTTACCCAACGGCTGTACACAAGGGGTGGGCGGCCTGTCCTGACACTTGGAGATGCCGCCTAGAGCGGTGATCCTGCCCACACGAATTTGCAGGATGCGGGGTTGCACCCTGAGCGCGCCCGGATCTACCCCGCGATCATGCGGCGCAGGTGCAGAAGGTGCAGGAGAGAGCGCGAGATCCCCTCCGGCGTAGAGATCGGATAGCGCAGGGATGGTTAGAGCGTCCAGACCGTCCCTCGTGGCGCATGCCACGGAGGCGGCGACGGGCGCCTGTGTGCGAGTCGCACGTGCGGGGGCCGTTGCACCTCGGGTGCAGATTCACGAGGTTGCACCCAAGGTTGCACCCGGTTCTACCGCGTGATTCTGCGGTTCAGGTGCAGAAGGTGCAGGAGAGCGAGAAATCCCTTCCGGCGTTAGCAATAGAACGGCGAGGGACGGTTCTTGCGGTCAAACCGTCCCTCAAGCATCCCTTGGGAGGGGCGGGCGCCCGCGGCCCGGTCCTATCCGCGCGTGAGGGCATCGAGTTCGGCCTCAGCCGCCTCCCACGCCTGGGCGTAGGCGGTCAGGATGCCAGCGCGCACCGAGGAGGGCGCTCCGGCTCTCTGCGCCTCCAGGGCGGCCTCATACGCCGCGGCGGCGTAGGACTCCTGGAGCGTCTCGGACGCCGGACGAGCGGCCACGCGAGCGCGGATCGTCTCGGGATCGAAGCGAGGGTCCATGCCGCGACCCTAGCGGGCGGCCCGCCTACTGAGCGCGGCGCGCCTCCGGTGCTCTTCGGCGGCTCGGACCACGGGACTCACCCTCGTCGGGGTCTACATTCACCTCGGGGCCGTCGTTCCAGTAGAACGCGACGCGGTCGAAGTTGACGCGGCGGCCCGTCGGCGCGGCGTTCGGCGCGACCGCCACATGATCGAGCGCATGAGTTAGCGCGCGTCGCCGCTCGTGGTCGTCCTTCGCGGCGTCCCACGCCTCGCGGAGCGTCCGACCAGTGGGCCGCACCTCGCGCGTCACCTCGGGAGGTAGCGCCCGGAGCGCGTCGGCGCGTGCGTAGAGTGCGTCGAGCCTCTCGGCCAGCGCGAGGCGGTCGGCGTCACGCTCGCGCATGTCCGCGAGCACTTGGTCGATGGCGCGCTCGATATCGGCGAGCGCCGACGCCACGGAGGTGTCGACCGACTCGACCACCTCGACCTCCGGCCAGTCGCCAACCATCGAGAGGAATCGGGCTGTGACGAAGTCCTCCAGGGGTACCGCGCGCATGAATGCGGGGCGCGCGCACCCGCGGCCAGGGCAACGGTAGACGGGAACGCCGTTGCGGACCGTGCCGGCCCAGAGGCGCCCGCCGCACGTCGCGCAATACGCGACGCCGGACAGGAGCCGCTCGGCGCGGCGCGGTGGGATGGGCCTCGACGCCGGAGCAAGGCGGGCGCGGATGCGCTCGACGACGTCGGGGCTGAGCACCGGTTCCCAGAAGGTCACAGGGAGGCCGTCGGCGTCGGTCACGAGTCGGCCTTTGTGCGTGACGCGGCCCGCGATTCGGTCGGACGTCAGTATGCGGCGAACGGTAGTGGCGTCCCAGACGCCGCGGTCGAGCCCGTCTTCGGGCAGGCCCTTGGTGCGGGCGATGCGCGCGGCGCTCTTCGGCGTCGGTACGCCGTCCGTACGTAGTTCGCGCGCGAGGGTTGACACTCCGACGTCGTCGAGAAAGCGCGAGGCCATGCCTCGCACGATCTCGGCCTCGTCTGGGTCGATCACGAGCACCTTGCCGCCGCCTGGGGCGTCCTGGGTGCGGTAGCCGAACGGGGGCGGGCCTCCCGTGTGCCGCCCGTTCTCGTGGCGGTACTTCGCCGCCGCCCTCATACGGGCCTTCGCGCGCTCGCGCTCGCGGCGGGCCATGTCAGCGCTGATCGAAAGCCGGAGTTCGAAGTCGTCCTCGGATCCGTCGCCGTCGATGTTCTCGCGGATCGCGACGAAGCGGGCCGGGTTCCCAGCCTCGCGGCGCAAGCGGAGCACCTTGAGGAGTTCGGCTAGGTACTCGACGCCTTGCCGTGACCATCGGTCGTAGGCGTAGACGCCCAAGATGTCGGCGGCTCCGTCTTGGAGCATGTTGAGCGCCTCGGTAGCCTGCGCGCGCTGGACGCCGCCAGAGACGCCCTCGTCATTGAACGCGCGGACGATGTCCCAGCCCTCCTCAGCGGCGAGGGCGCGGAGTTCGGCATCCTGGCTCGCCGTCGACGCCGAGTCATCGTCGGCGGCGGAGATACGCGTGTAAATCACCGCCCGCGGTCGCCGAGCGGAAGTACGCGGCTTTCGCATGGAGGAAATGGTAGCAGTTAGTGGGCGTCGGAGGTCTGCCAGTCCATCCGACCATTCTCGCGTGCCGCCGTCACACATGACGACGTGTTACACCCGCCCGGCGGGATCACCGACCGCGGAAGGCCGACGTTTCGTAGGTGGCGCCGTGCT